CAATTGTAAACGAAGAGTGTTTAGCTAATAAATACCCACAAGTATTAAAGCTTGATTTAAAAGGCGAAAGAGGTGGTTACTATTCAACGGTTCAACTCTTCAAAACGAGCCAAGAATATACTAGGTATTGTGATGATAGATTAATGGAGGGTTTAAAAGTAATAGGCTCAGAGCCGTATAAAAAATTTAACGAACAATAAAATGGCAGTAGTAAAAAAAATGTTTGCATATCAGCAAGTTGCTGACAGATTAAATAAAAAAGGTATATTGCCTTTTAGTGCTAGGCAATGGTCTAGTGGACTGGTTCAACAAGCGGTTTACGGCAAGGTTAATTACCCAGAGGTAACACAAGAGCTTAGATTACTAATGAACGAGTATTACGAAGAAGGTAAATCATAATTTAAACAACAAAAAAATGAGAAACATAGTAGAAGTATTAAAATCAGAGAGTGGCAATGAAATTAACATTTATGAGGTTAAGAACTACAAGCTTTCAATAGGCGAAATGTATCACGTAGACTATAAGCTGGGTAATTTTAGCGATGAATTTGAGAGCCGATTAGTAGGTACTACCGAAGGTCAAAGAACGCTAATCTTTAATCATCCTAGCTTAGTAAATAAAACGATTGGAATACCTAATTGGAACGTAAATAAACTTACAAGACTATGACACCGAAGCAAAAATCAACTGAGCTAATTAAGCATTTTACTAATTGCCAAGTTCGTAAAAGTAAAAGCAAGCAAGAAGCGATAGCCGCTGCAATACTTCATATTGATTTGGTTGTAGGAGTTACGCTAGGCGAAGACATAGACTACTGGGAAGCGGTGCAAGATGCACTAATAAACACTAACTAAGATGCAAAGAATAACATTCAACCAATGGCAAGAGCATTTAGCTAAAGAACTAAGTAAGGACTATATAAAGCTTTACTATTCTGCTAAAATAAATACTAAAAAAGAAGTAAAAAAAGTTTTACTTGCTAAAAATTAGTTTTATATTGCAAAATAATCAGTGAAATGGGTGAGAGCTTTTCAGTGATTTAGGGTTAAATCCAAACTAAGCCAGTCTACTCTCTCACGTAGCTGGCTTTTTTAATTTTATCAAATGGAAAAAGAAGCATTTTATTTTCCGCATTTTTGTAATGCAAGGCACGACCGCAAAATTAGGCGGTTAAGAAAAGAATTAGGAACAGAAGGCTATGGTATTTACTTTATGCTTTTAGAGACACTAAGAGAGCAACAAGACCTTATGTATCCTTTAGAGGATTTAGACCTCTTAGCCGAAGAGTTTGGAGTATCAGAAGCAAAGGTAAGAGTAGCAGTCTGCAACTACCAGTTATTTGAGATAGATGAAGAGCAAAAGTTCTTTTCTCCCAAGATGCTAGTTTACCTAGAACCCTACTTTAGAATGAAAGAGCAACGCAAATTAGCTGGTAAAGCATCAGCCGATAAACGATTACTCAACGACCGTTCAACGACCGTTCAACAAAGTAAAGTAAAGGAAAGTAAAGTAAATGAAATTAAAGAAAAAGAAAGTAAAATAGATTTTAGCGAAATGCTTTCGCCTTTTACAAATGAGCTTTTAAATGAATACAATAATTTTTATTCTTATTGGACAGAAAAAAATAACAAAGGCAAAGAACGATGGGAATGCGAGAAATTTTTTGATATTAGCAGAAGAGTAAAAACTTGGATGACAAACAATTCTAAATTTAAAAACAATGGAGCTACAAACAACGAACCGAAACTCGGAACTAGTGCAGCAAGAATGGAAGCCATTAAAAACTGGTAACGCTTCGGCTAACATTATACTGCAAGCACAAAGCACTCAAAGCTTACGTTTAAGGCACGAAGAAGACTTAAAGCAAGTGTTACGTTATTCAATGGTTTTAGTGGGGCTTAGGGGAAACAATATGCCTACAGAAGAAGAAAAGTTTGTCTTGCTAAATTTTATACGCTCAAACTTTGGCAACCAAACACCAGAAGAAATAAAACTGGCTTTTGAATTAGCTATAAGCGGTAAATTTGCAATAGATGCTAAATGCTATGAGAACTTTTCTTGTGAATACTTTGGTCGTATTATGAAAGCTTACATAGATTACGCTAGGCAAGAAACGATAACCGTTCCAAAAGTAGAAGAAGTGGTAAAAGAAATACCTAGCGACTCAGATTTAAAAATGGCTGCGATTAATTCGGCTAATATGTACTCTCAAGAAATTATTAGATGCCAAGAGAAAAGCATTAAAATGAACTGGATAGCTGGCGGCTTACACGTTCTTTACGACTATCTAGTAAAATTTGGTATTTACGAAGCAAGTTTAGAAGACAAGAAAAGAATTTACGCTAGTAATATAAACAAATTTGCAGACAAGAATGAACTTGTAATTGCTTGCAAAGCTCAATGTTATCGTGAATTTATAGAAAATTTAGCAGATTTTAACGCACACTTAACTGAACAAGGCAAAATAGAGCCTATTGATTAATGATGAAAAACATAAAATTAAATCACAAGATAGTAAACGATAAATACACCGAGTATTTATACGAAGCGTTTGACATTCAAAATAAAGAAGAATCAAACGTAGAAATTCAAAATAACATAATTTTAAATTTTGATTGGCAAATTGGTGTTATTTATGGAGGCTCAGGAACTGGAAAATCTACATTATTAAAAAATTATGGAGATATTCAACAAGCAAATTTTAGTAACTCTAAAAGTTTAATTTCAAACTTTGATTGGTTAGAGCCTAAAGAAGCAACTTATCTTTTAAGTTCTATGGGACTTTCAAGTGTTCCTACTTGGTTAAGACCATTTAGCACCTTAAGTAATGGAGAACAATATCGAGCTTCACTTGCATACGTTGTAGGAAAAGCAAAAGAAAATGAAATTATTTTAATAGATGAATATACTAGCGTAGTAGATAGAGAAGTAGCAAAAGCAATGTCTAATGCATTACAAAAGTATATTAGAAGAACAAACAAAAAAGTAATTCTTGCAAGTTGTCACTTTGATATAATGGAGTGGTTACAACCCGATTGGGTTTATTCACCAAATAAAGGGCGGGTCGAAAGACCTGACTATCTTCGGCAACGGCCCTCAATTGAATTGGAGATATTTCGATGTAGATATGAAACTTGGAAAGTATTCAAACAACATCATTATTTAAGCCAAGAGTTAAATGCAGCTGCAAAATGTTTTTGTTTTACTTGGAATGATAAACCGGTTGGATTTATAGCAATATTGCCAATGCCAAGCGGTACTTTAAAAGATGCTTTTCGTGTTAGTAGATTAGTAATATTACCTGATTATCAAGGTCTTTCAATTGGTATTAAAATTTTAAACATATTTGGAGCAATGTATAAATCAATTGGTAAAAGTTTATACATAAAAACATCAAATCCATCTTTGTTTAATGGAATGAAAAATAGTACAAATAATTGGAAACTTGTTATGGAGAATAATAATATAGAAGCTATTAAAAAAGAAAACCAAAATTATTTATCTAAAGGAAGCACAAGCCAATTACGTAAAGAAAGTATTACAAAATCTTATAAATACATTGGAGAAGAAAGTAAAATTGATTTATCTATTTTAACTTTTAGTGCAGACGTTTTTAAAGATATTGCTCAAAATCAAATCTCATTATTCTAATGATAACAATACTCGGACAAGTACCTAGCAAATCAAACGGCTATAAGATTGGAAATAATAGGCTTTACAAATCTAAAGAGCTTACAGAATATGAAAAGCGTTTTACTTGGTTACTGGCTTTGGCAAAAGGAAAACCAAATGAGCCAATTAAAGAAAAGTTTAGTATTGAGATACACGTTTACTTTCAGTCTAACAGAAGCGATTTAGATAACGCTGCAAAGATTATACTAGATTGCTTGCAAACCAGCGGAGTAATAGAAAACGATAGACTTTGCCATAGGCTGCTAATGTATAAATTCATTGATAAGGAGAATCCAAGAATTGACTTTGAGATAAAAGAAATATGAACTTTAACAACGATTTTAAGTTTGATTTAGAGTTCGGTCAATTAGATGGCGAGACTTGGTTTCACGAATTAGTAACTGGCAAAAAAGTAGAGGTTAAAAGCGATAGAAGAACCGCAGAAACTGGAAACGTTTATATTGAGTACTGGTCACGAGGTAAGCCTAGCGGAATATCAACAAGCCAAGCAGACTATTATGTTTACAAGGTAGCCGAAGACACCGCAATTTTAATATCTACCGCTCAGATGAAAAGAAAGCTAAAACAATTAGTTGAAGATGGCAAGGCTAGAATGAATGTAAAAGGAGGCGATAATAATACAAGCTTAGGAATTTTATGTAAACTAAATGATTTAATATGCTAACAACAAACCAAACAAGAGCCATTGAATGGATAGAGGCTCAATTGCTTAAGCCTAACGATAGATTTATCTTAAAGGCGGGGATTCATATCAACGACTTACATTCGTGTCTTAAAACGCAAAAGGAACGAATCATATTTGGGATAGACCCGCTAAGAAAGTTAGCATTTTTACGAGTAAGAGAAATTAAAGATTATCTAAACAAACAATACAAATGAAAAAGACATTAAGCTTTACAAATTTTTTATGGTATTTACGTGTAACGGGAAAGGCTATTTTTAAAAAACTAAAAAAAGCTAAGAAATGACACAAGAAGACAAAGACAAGGCACTTACTTATTTTACTATGTGCCAAGCAATGATTCATATAATCGAAGATGATTGGCGAGGCAACCCAGCTAATAAACAAAGGGTTAAGTCTATCACAAACCAACAACTTGTAGAGCTAGAAAAGGTAGTTGAGATTCTTTTACCTAAAGGCGAACATAGCGAAGAAGGGATGAGAACAACCGAGCAGTTTATAGATGCAGCGGAGGCAATGATATACTTTTACAAGATTGGTATACAAATGGCTAGACTAGATGACACTAAGCGAGAGACTTTGAATAACCAGTTAAACATTTTGCTAAAATCTTATAAAATAAATGATTAAAAATTTTGTTTAATCGATTTTTTTCATTAAACTTTGCAAAACTTAAACGATATGAACTACGTAGAACCTCACGAAAGACTTAGTTTAGTTAATCATCCCGAACATTATAAAGGCAAAGGCATCGAAGTTATCGATATTATCGAAGCATTTGATTTAAACTTTTCTTTAGGTAACGCAATCAAGTACATTTTAAGAGCTGATAAGAAAGGCAACAGAAAGCAAGACCTTGAGAAAGCTCGATGGTACATTGTTAATGAAATTTTAAAGTGTAAATAATGAAGCCAGATGAAAGAGCCTCTTCTTTAATGAATAATGCTTATTACTTTACAGGTAATAAGATGCTTGCAAGAGAGCTTTGTTTATTTATGTGCGGAATGTTTGGAGAGTATTGCCAAAGAATAGATGATAAGATTTATTGGAAATTGGTAGCCGAAAATATTTACCTTCTTTAATGAATCATATCTACTCTCGACACAAACATTGGGTCGCAATGGTTAAAAAGTTTGGGGAGGTAAATTATGCAGAAGATGTAGTTCAAGAAGCTTATATAAAAGTTTATGGAAAAGATATTAACGAAGCTTATTTTTATTATACGCTTAGAAGCCTTACGATGGACTTACATTCTAAGAAGGTGGTTAAGGTCGAGGTAACACAAGACATTGAGTATAGCTTACGAGAGGATGAAAGTAACGAATTAGCCGAAGAACTAGCGCAACCGTACATTGAGTTTATAGACACTTGGGACTGGTACGATAAAAAGCTATTTATGCTTTGGGTTAATAATCGAATATCAATTAGAAAATTATCTAGAGAAACGAACATAGGATTTATGAGCGTTTATAATACAATCAAAAAATGCAAACTAAAACTAAAGGAATGGCAAAAAGAAAACCACAAGGCTTAGGCGATACTATCGAAGCGATAACCGAAGCAACTGGAATTAAAGCTGGAGTTGAATTATTATCTAAAGCCCTAGACTGGGACTGCGGCTGCGATGCTCGTAAAGAAGCATTAAATAAACTATGGTCTTATCGAAAGCCTAAATGTTTAGAAGAAGAGGACTATAAATACTTGCAAGAGTTCTTTGCTAAACCACAAAACGAAATACCTCCTAAAACGCAATGGGATTTAACCGATATTTACTTTAGAATCTTTGGAATCCGTTTAGAATCTTCAAGCTGCTCTTCTTGCTGGAGGGATTATATCGGACAAATTAGACAAGTTTATAACGTTCACTTAGAAGAAAACAAGTAATGGAATTAAGAAAAATTAGTGACGTAAAATTAAATCCTAATAATCCTAGATTAATTAAGGATGACAAATTTAAGAAGCTGGTGCAGTCTATTAAGGAGTTCCCAGAAATGCTATCTATTAGACCGATTGTAGTTAATCAAGATATGATTATACTAGGTGGTAATATGCGTTTCAGAGCTTGCAAAGAAGCGGGCATAAAAGAAATACCAGTAATTGTAACAGACCTTTCAGAGGAAAAGCAAAGGGAGTTCTTAATTAAGGATAATACAAGCGGAGGCGAATGGGACTGGGATATGATTGCAAACGAATGGGATGCAGATGAGCTAGAAGCTTGGGGTTTAGATTTGCCTGTATTTGATATAAAGGACGAGGGAACGGCAGAGGAAGATAATTATAAAGTTCCAGATGAAATAAAAACTGATTTTGAATTTGGTGATATAATTGAAATAGGAAATCACAGATTGGTTTGTGGTGATTCTACAAATCCACAAGATATTGATAAATTATTTAACGGAAGAAAAGCAGATTTAATTTTAACAGACCCACCTTATGGAATTGGTTATGAATACGACAAACATAAAGATAACGATAATGAGAAAAACGCAAATTTAGTTGCTGATGTATTTAATTTACACGAATGTGGTAAAGTTTGGACTCCCGGTTTAATGAATTTATCAAGAGATATTGAAAGATTTGGAAAAACAAAAGTAGCAGTTTGGTTTAAAAAGTTTGCAGCCGCTGGTAATGGAGTTGGGGGCGCGTCTACTTGGGAACCTATTTTAATTTTAAATCCACCAGAAAAAAAATTAAATAATGATGTAATAGAATTAATGGTTGAAAAAGAAGAACTACACGGAAAATCATTAAGAGAGTTTCATTCTTGCCCAAAGCCTGTAAAATTATATGGTATATTAGTAGATTCATTTACCACAAAAAATAATTTAATTTTTGAGCCATTTTGTGGAAGCGGAACAACATTAATAGCAAGTCATCAAATGGGAAGGACTTGTTATGCTATGGAATTTAGTGAAAAGTATTGCCAAGTTATCGTAGATAGAATGATTAAATTAGATTCAACTTTAATTATAAAGAAAAACGGAGAACCTTATGACATACAAAGCAAGTGATTTAGAAAAGTTATCTGTTGAGGCAATTCAAAAGTATAAATTGTTTTTTATAGATGATATTGTAGCTTATTTACCTTGCTCTAGAGCCACGTTTTATAATCACGGCTTGGATAAATTAGACACTATAAAAGATGCACTTACACAAGTAAGAACAGAAATTAAAGTTTCTATGCGCTCTAAATGGTATAAATCAGATAATCCAACTTTACAAATGGGTTTGATGAAACTTATTGCAAGCCCAGATGAGCTAAAGCAGTTATCTATGAGCCATATAGAAAGTAATAGCAAGCACGAGATTACTGGCTTTGATATAAAAGATATTATTAAATTCAAGTGATAGAATTAAATAGTAAATACATTCCTTTATTTGATAGCGAAAGTAGATACTATGTAATTACTGGCGGTAGGGGTTCGGGCAAATCATTTGCTTTGAACTCCTTTCTTTTGCTTCTAACGTACGAAGTAGGACACGTAATACTATTTACTCGTTATACTTTAGTCTCGGCTCATATCTCAATTATTCCAGAGTTTGTAGAAAAGATAGAAATGGCTGGTCTCGAATCCGACTTTTATATAACAAAGGATGAGATTATAAACACACGTACAAATTCAAAGATATTATTTAAGGGTATTAAGACATCTAGCGGAACTCAAACCGCAAACTTAAAGTCTTTGTCTGGAGTTACTACGTTCGTGCTTGATGAGGCAGAAGAATTAGTAGATGAAGATGTATTTGACAAAATAGACTTTTCGATTCGCAATAGCTACAAGCAAAACAGAGTAATTCTTATTTTAAACCCTACTACAAAAGAACACTTTATTTATAATCGATTCTTTGAAGATAAAGGTGTTCAAGAAGGTAGCTCACTATCTAAAGGCGATACGACTTACATACATACCACGTACAAGGATAATAAAGAATATCTTAGTGAATCCTTCTTAAATCAAATCGAAGCCTTAGAGCAAAGCAATAGGCGAAAATACGAGCATACTATTTTAGGTGGCTGGTTAGACAAAGCCGAAGGAGTTGTATTTACTAACTGGAGCTTTGGAGCATTTAACCCAGATAGCCTACAAACTTCTTTCGGTCAAGACTTTGGATTCTCTATTGACCCGACTACTTTAGTAGAGGTAGCAATAGATAAGACTAAAAGAAAGATATACATTAAGGAGCATTTATATAAACCAAAGCTAACAACAAGCGAGATAGCCCAAATAAACAAGCGAGTTTGTGCAAAGAGCTTAATTGTAGCAGATAGTGCCGAGCCTAGACTAATAGCCGAACTTCAGTCGCAAGGTTGTAATATAATTGCGACTGCTAAGGGAGCTGGAAGTATTACGGCTGGGCTTGCTCTTATGCAAGATTACGAACTAATTATAGAATCTAACTCACAAAACATTGGAAAAGAACTCAACAATTACATATACTCAGATAAAAAATCTGGGCTTGTGGTCGATAACTTTAACCACGCTATCGATGCCATACGTTACAACGTATTCTACCAGCTATCTAATCCCAATAGCGGCAAGTATTTCGTGTACTAATACAAAAAACAACAAATAACGTTTATACATTATGAAGCTAGAGCTAACAATTCCAACTGATTTAAGCGAAATAACGCTT